TGCAGGTGCGGTGATGGCAACTTTATTCACACTTGTTGCTGACGCTGCACCCAACGTTGGTGTCACAAACGTAGGTGACGTTGTAAATGCAACTGTACTACTACCTGATTCATCTGTTAATGCTGCTGCTAAATTTGCGCTACTTGGAGTTGCCAAGAAAGCAGCAACGTTAGCACCTAATCCAGAAACACCTGTTGATATCGGGAGTCCTGTACAACTAGTTAATGTACCCGAACTAGGCGTACCTAGTGCAGGAGTCGTTAATGTCGGGCTAGTTAACGTCTTGTTGGTAAGGGTTTGTGTTCCCGTTAACGTAACAAGCGTGTCCGTTCCAGAAGGAACAGTTAATGTTGAAGTTCCTGAGGTTGTCAATGTCAAAGTATGTGCGGCTGACATTGTAAGAGTTGCGCCAGAAACACCCACGTTGGTAATGCTTTGAGCGTTGTTATCTAACCCATTTTTTGCGACAAATCGTTTTGTTGTTGCCATGATTCTATTTCCTCTTGGCTGTTAAATTATACATTAATTGTTGTTGCCATGACTTTATATACTGTGACTGCGTTTACAGGGGTTGTCAACAAACGAAGATTGCCCCCTGAAATATCAGCATCAAATGATGCCAACGATGCTCCTGTCAACACAGTACCATATTCTGTGATATATGCACCAGTTCCGTCATGAATCACACTGACTTCTGTCATGTGATAGGCGGATCCTGAAGTGATGGAAATTTGATATTTCACACTTCTATATGTTGCAACTGCAATACTATCCAATACTTGATCTGCTGTAGTTGCAGATGTTGTTAATGTAACTGAACGTAGAATACCGTTAGCTAATGCTACAGATGTTGCTGATGCCACCCCTAATGTAGGAGTTACCAGTGTTGGCGTATTGGCAAAAACTAAAGCACCAGATCCCGTTTCATCAGAAATAACACCTGCCAATTCAGACGATGACGTTGAGGCAAATGCACTGAGTTTGTTTGATGTATATGTAACCGTACCGCCTGCGCCAAATGCCACAGAACTTGAATCGGTACCTGTAAGTGTCAATGTGTTGCTGGCAGTTAATGTCTTTCCATCAGCAATAGCTAATGTTGCTGATGTCGCGGGAGCGGTGATGGCAACTTTGTTCACACTGGTTGCTGTTGCTACACCCAATGTAGGAGTTACAAGTGTTGGCGTATTGGCAAATACAAGAGCACCTGTTCCTGTTTCATCTGTAATAGCACTAATAAGATTTGCGCTACTGGGAGTTTCTAAGAATGTGGCAATTCCTGTTCCAAATGATGTGATGCCTGTACCACCGTTAGCGACAGGGAGTGTACCTGTTACGCCTGTGGTGAGAGGTAATCCTGTGCAACTAGTTAATGTGCCCGAGCTAGGCGTACCTAGTGCAGGTGTTGTTAACGTTGGACTAGTTAACGTCTTGTTGGTCAGGGTTTGTGTGCCTGTCAATGTTGCAACAGTAGAATCAATTGCAATTGTTACTGCACCTGACCCAGTATATGAAGAACCTGAAAGTCCCGTGCCAATGGTTAACGCATTTAAGTTACTGCCTAATGCAACCCCTGAAATGGTACTGTTTGTTAATTTTGCATTGGCAACTGAAGCATCAACTAATTGTGATCCGTTGATAGTTTTGTTGGTCAGGGTTTGTGTTCCTGATGTGGTAACAAGAGGAACTTCTGCTCCTGTTAAGCCCGCTTCCCAGACTTCGGCAGTTTCATCCCAAATTAATGAGGCATTGGTTGAAGTACCTCGTTCAATTTCAATACCGGCATCTTGTGTTGGTGTGCCTGCTTCATTGCTGTTCAGAATAATAATGTTGTCTGCAAGATTGATAGTTTCAGTATTAACTGAAGTTGTTGTACCTGAAACTGTTAAATTGCCTGAGACGGTTAGATCATTAAATGTTACATTGCTACCTGTGCCTACAGCTTGCCCAATAGAAATCGCCCCTGACGTAATTGTAACTCCTGTGCTCCCTGAAAAATGAGCACGAACTTCTGAGGCACTAGGACCTGTGTAGGTAATAACTCCTGTGCCTGAGTTATATGATAAGCTACCATCACCACTTACATCTGTGACGCTAACAGCGGCTCTGGAACGTGTATCTGTGTACCATAGATTTACAGGACTACCATCTTCGGCAATGTCATCTGTGACCAGTGTTCGAGTGCCACCTAATGATGTGCTGACCCCATTAATTGTGATACTGCTATTTGTGAGTGAACCGTTGGCGATGCTGCTGATGGTGTTGTTGTCACCATTAATGGTCTTGTTGGTAAGAGTTTCTGCTCCTGCCAATGTGGCAAAATCACCGTCTGACAATGCAGTATTAAACTGAGCAACAGTGCCTGATAATGTATTGCTTGTTAAATTAACTGTTTTGTTTGTTAATGTAGTAGTACTAGATCCCGTGATGGCAGAGGTGTTAGTTAAATCAGCTCTAGCTAAAGTAAGACCGCCCTGTGTGGAGCCATCGTGTATTCTAATTGTTTTTACTTCGGTATCTACAGAAATTTCACCCGCGGCGCCGGTGAAGGCATTATTCTGAGATGTTGTTCCTCTACGAAACTGTACTTGGGTTGGCATCTATTAGTCTCCTAAACAGGGCATGTTAATATGTTCCGCCGTCCAAAATGGCGTTATTTGCAGAATTTGTTAAATCCACCTTCATCAATTCATGCCCACCAACGGTCAATGCGTCATGAACACGAATTGTTCCCTTGGTAATGTCTACAGAAATTTCTCCTTCTGCTCCCGTAAACCCATTATTTTGTGCTGTAGAACCTCTACGAAATTGTACAACAGTGGGGGTTGGCATTGGTATTACCTCTATATTTATAGTGCAGTGAAATCAACTTCGGCGATTGCCCCTATCGGGGTAGTTGAACAATCATATGTAGGACTTACTGCAATCCCAAACGCATCAACAGAAAGATTATTTAAATTTCCATAATCTCCTGTTGGAAATGTAGCTCCCACTAAAGCATCTTCTAGTGCATCTAGCCGGTCATCAACTTCAACCGGATCAATATCAACAAAATTGGCAACAGTAGTAATTACATTTCCTGCTGTTCTAATATAGAATAATTTATCAACAGTATTAATAGCAAGTTCACCTACTGCTAAATGGTCAGTAGTAGGTACAGAACTGGCAGTTTCACTTCTTTTGAGCTTAATTATTGTCATTGACTATTATTTTCTGTGGAAGGTGTTAAAGATTCTATTGTCTTCCTTAATTCTTCTAGTTCTTCTTGGGTGAGTGCAAGTTGAGCAGACAACATTGTTTTTTCCATTGTTAGCTGCTTAACTTGCTCTCCCAATGCGGCAATATACTTATTCACTAGTTTTTGCGTATCCATAATAAAACCTCAATTATTTATTAGTATGTGCCACCATCAATGACATTTGACCATTCAGGTGTGCCGGCATTTGATTTTAAAATGTATGTGTCGGTGCCGGCGGCTGTTGCCTGGATGGCACTTGCGCCATTGCCGTACAATATACCGTTTGAAGTGAATGTTGCTGCACCTGTACCACCATCTGCTACACCAATAGCCGATGCCAGACTTGACACTGTGCCGCCTGTGAAGTTGGCAGAAATCGTACCAACAGTATAGCCAGTCCCGGCGGTGTTAACTGTTGTGCTAGGTTCTGATTCCAATCCCTTGAAAAACTTAAAGATGCTGCTGTCTGACGCATCGCGGAAGAAACCTGCATACTTAGTGGTTGATGATTCCACATATTCAGCATACACACCTGTGTCTACTGAGTTTGCTGAATTATCTGTAGCTAACTTCAAGAGTACGTCATCAATTGTTACTGTGGTTGAGTTCACAATTGTTGATGACCCATTAACAGTCAAGTTACCCGCAACTGTAACGTTGGCGCCATCAAGCGTCAATGCTGTTGTGCCTGATGATGACTTGATATCATTACCTGTTACTTTCAAGTCTCCCTTCACTTCAACATCAGCACCGTTAAGTGTCAACGCTGTTGCTGATGATGACTTAATATCATTACCGGTTACCGTCAAGTCACCTGCAATGGCAACGTCGGAAGACCCTGAGAATGTGATGGCAGTTGCGCCACCGTTCATCTTGATATCATTGCCGCCTACTGTCAAATCGCCGACTAATACAACATCTTCGGTCAATGCAACAGTCACGGCGGCGGTTTCTGATCCTGATCCTGTAATTGCAATTTGATTTGCTGTGCCTGCCACTGTGGCAACATAGTTGCCTGTTGTGTCTGTGCCTAAAGCAACTGAATTAGCGGCAATGGTTACTGCACCTGCTTCATCTACGGTGATGTCACCTGAGAAACCAGCATACACATAATCGGCAACATCTTCTGCACTAATACGACGATTTGCCGAAGCAGACGCATCATATACAATAAATTCATCGGCATCTGCCAATGATGTTAGTACTGTTCCGCCTGCAATATTAAGCTTAGTTGCTTCAACAGAATTGATAACTACGTTGCCTGTTGTAAGCGTAAAGTTGGTGCTATTGAATGACGCCACACCCTTGTTAGTGTCAGTGGCATCTTCTGCTGAAATTGTGACTGTGTTATTTGTAATAGCAGTATCAATGCCTTCGCCGCCAGTGAACGTTAATGTTTCACCTGTACTAAATGTGTCAGTACCAGTATCACCTGCTATCGTCAATGATGATGATGCGGGCGCCGAGAATGACAATACACCTGAACCGTTAGTTTGAAGAACGTGACCGTTGCTACCGTCAGCTGCCGGGAGGGTGAACGCTACGTCTGTTGCAATTGTAGCGGCCGCCTTTAATGTAACTTTATTGGAGCCGTCGGCATCTTTGAAAATAACAGCGTCGCCCACCGAACCATCTCGTGGATCCAAAAAGCTATCAACTGTATTGGTGTAATACTTACCACCAACTTTATCAATCGTTGCTGTGGTGCCATCTGATCCGCGAGATTCAATATACAAAATCGCGCCGGCGCCAGAGGCAGTTCGGTCTTGGCTATACGCCAATTCACCTTCTGCTAAATCTGCTGTGGCCGGAGCGGTTACTCCGGTGGAACGTTTAATCTGAATTACTGTTGACATGGAAAATCTCCTTTAAATTTGTTTAATATGTTCCGCCGTCTATATTACTTGCGCCTGCTGAAACTACCTGCGATACCCATTCCTGAGAGCTTTCATTCCATATCAATGTATACCCATCTTGTAAATCTGTGGTGTTCACGTTTTTCAATTCTTCTAAATCTACTAGCGGGAGTGAAACTTTTTTTACGTTTGTATTGATTGTTGCTGGAGAGGTGTTTACTCGTACTTTGAGTGCCATTATCGGGTGACCTCAGGAGTTATTGTTATGATACCTTCAAGAACTCGGGTGACTTCACTTCCGTCTACAATTTCAACATCATATACATATCTTCCAGATCGAAGTGCTCCTGTTTGTTGTGCAGTTAATGACAGTGTAATTACACCATCTTCGGGATCCTCTCCTGAGCTGGTTGTGAATGCCGTGTATGTGTTCGATCCATAACTTTTACGCAATTGGGCATGAATAGTATAATCAGACAAATCTAATGTATTGCCTAAGGCATCAGTCAACTCAATAGAAATTGAATATGTGCTTCCTTGATCAATGGTTAAGTTTTGTGAATTTGCCATATTAGTTAGTATTATTTATATTTCTTGAAATTAGGCTTCAATTGTCATTGAAGAAAAACGAAACACGGTTGATGATGCATTCGTGGGCGTAACTAAAATACGAAGATTTCCACTATTAATATCAGCATCAAATGATGCCAACGATGCTCCTGTCAACACGGTACCATATTCTGTGAGATATACCGTAGTGCCGTCATGAATAATCATTAATGAGGTGGCATGAAATTCGCCTGAAGTTGAATTTCCTACCTGCATAATGTATCGTAACGTTCTTACAGAAGATGCCAAGATGGAATCTAATACTTGATTTGATGACGTACTTGTTGTTGTTAACGTCCCGGAACGACCTTCCACCTTGAAACTGTTTAAGTTTGAAAGATTGTCATCTAATTCTTGATGTGTAAGTGTCGTTCCTTTGACAGTGCGTAATGTTAAAGTTGCCATGCAGAATCCTAGTTAATCGTTCTATAGTATTTATACATATTGCTGCCATTTATTTAACGGGCATGACGCTGAGGCAAGTTGACTTTTTGTTTTCATGAAACAGCCGCATTCAGCGCAACGGGATGTATCCTTGTCAAACCGATCACATCCTTCACATGTTAAAAGTCGCTGAAATCCCACTTCAGTTGGTACAAGTACGGGCAACCCACGAGCTGCTCGTTTGCCGGTTTTCCACACTTCTTTTGCTAAATTTCTTGCCTGTTGAAATGCCGAAGGAAACGTGTGTAACGATGTTTTTTCAGTTTCAAGAATTGAATCCACTTCTTTAATCTGTAATCGTTCGCTATCAGAAAAACGGGCTTCTTCATAGCTAGTTCCATTCATCACTTTATTAATGATTTCTATGTCATTCTCAACAACATCTAACACTATACCCTGTCTCCAAAAAGCAGGAGTAGTGTTTTGAGGTATAAAATAATAGATACTCGGTGTTAATAATTGTGGAAATTCCAACTCGTTGTCTGATACACACAATGTATAGAAAGAAATTGGTAAATTAATTATCTTTTCTTCTAATGAAATTTGTGCAGTAGTTTTTTCCGTTTTACATCCTTGTGCAACAAGTAAAATCATAACTGGGCGTGTTGCTTCACTCACTATGTTTTTTACAACGTCTTTCATTTCTGTTATCATAATTAAATACCCTTGTTGTATATTAATATCCTAGTATCGGACGATACCATTCAATAACTTCATCTATACCCTTCTCGAATGTTATTGTAGGTTTCCAATCTAGTAAGCGCGCAGAAGAATCATTACTCATATATCCCGCATCAGCCGTTTCTTCGCCAACACGTGCATTTTTATACACAATTTTACCTTTTCCAATACGGTTTACTATTTGTTCCGCTACCTCTCCCACTGTCATAATTTCACCAGATCCTACAAAAACCCCATCTACTTGGTTAATTTTGTCCATACGTTCTACAGCGTTTGCAAATGCTTTAGCAACATCTCGTACATGAACAAGGTCTGCATTTTTATTTCCCCACACTTCTAGATTTACATCTTTCAACGCATTTTCAATAAACTTAGGAACAATTTTAATAATTTTTGTACTTTGGCGCGGGCCATATACATTGAAAATACGTAAGGCGGCTGCCTGTAATTTATACTTATTACCATATGCAAAAGCTAATTCTGCCCCTGTTCTTTTTGTAATAGTATATGGAGCTAACCAACGTGAACCAACGTCCACTGTTAAAATATCAGAACGTACTGATGCACATGCCTCATATACATTTACCGCACCATGAATATTTGAATCCACACACTCATGGATATGATTCCATGTTTCGGATGTTCCTAAAATTCCTGCTAAGTGTATGGTTAGTTCGGGACGTATTTCTTCAAATACTTTTTGAACCCGGACATAATTAGTAATGTCTAATGGAACATATCTAACCTTATCAGAAATTTTCCATTCCATGTTTCTATCAACAGAAATTACATCGTGTCCTCTATTAATTAATTCTTCAACAACATGACTACCTATAAATCCGGCCCCGCCGGTAACTAGAATTCGTTTCTTCATAAAATCCTGTTATTCTATTGATGGTTTTCTAAGAAAAATTTTACTGCATCTTGCTGGTTAACTTCATCTAAATCTTCAATTTTTTTATTATACCAATACTTTATATTATGTATAATAGGGGGTTCATATACTATATAATCCTCATACCCCCCTTGGCACCATTCATTTTTAAGGGGAGTATAATGCATATTATTACAACTCATAATAAATTGTATCAGTCTATCGGTATATCTACAATTACTATTATCATCAGCACATGCGTCTGCCCAATTAATTTCTTGTATTTTTAAATAAGAATCAATAAATGAGTTTCTTGAAATAATAGAACCGCCACCAGGAATTCCAGACCCACCTCCCCATCCTATTTCTGGGAAATTTTTAATGATTCCGTGAATCCACACATCGTCTTCCATATGCATAAACCACTCAACATCCTTCATTTCTGTAACTAGACTAACATAAATTCTATGCAAAAAATGTAACCCACTTGCTAATTCTCTGATGGGTAATGATTGTGAGTAATGTACATTGTGAGGGAGTCGATACATCTTTTTATAAAAAACATTATGTTTTTTACATATTTCTTCATATTCTGAAGAAATATCTTCCCATACAGTTACAGGAGATTCAGGATAATATTTTTTTATTTGACGTAGGTTCATTTCAACTGCACAAGGATTTTTTGCTGATTGATAAAAGAATCCTAATTTTTTTGAATCAAACTCTATCATAAAAATGATCTTTTAAATTTATAGGGACGTTGGTCTAATAATGCATTGGGACTATAATTAGAAATTTCATCTATATCAATAGATTCTCCGCACATATATCTAGTAGAAAATGCATATGGATTATATTCTTTTATATACGGAAGATTATAAAAATCAATAAAATCATGTGCCTTATTTACCGCATTAATAAAACATGGTGACAGTGGATAAAAATAAATTTTTCTATCATCAAATGTTATATTTGAGGTATGATAAAATATTTTTCCATAATATTTGTATGGTAGATTTTTTGGAAGTTGTTCAAATGCCCTTCCTTCTTTTTCAATGGAATACAGATATCCTTCTCTTTTCCAACACTGTACTTCAGAAAGAAATTCAGAACTATGAACACTATTTTTTTGTCTATTCAATCCTTTAAACAAATCTAATATATCATGCTCATTTATATTAGAAAGAAATGATAAATCAAAATCTAATGTAAAAATAGTTGTATCAGGAAGAACTAAATTATATTCATCTGTTATAAAATAATCTTCTACATTAGGGGGATTATTATCGTAACTTACACTTATAAAATTTAAATGATTATAATCTCGTAAAAATTTTCTATATGATATTACATGATATTGTGTATCTGTATGAGTTTCATCGTATAAAATAGTGAATTTAATCTCAATAGTGTTTTGCAAATGTTTTTGCAAACTATCAATCAATGCTTTAGTTTGGCATTCTCTATTTTTGCTTAAAATAAAAATATTAAGAGGTTTCATATTTAGAAATAATTTAAGTTGGGTCTACCCGTACGTGCTTGTTCTGACACAATTTTATTTTTAAAATCTACGCCTGAATACTTTTCATATTGTTCAACTGTGCGAAAATTTCCTAAACCGTACATGCCTAAAGATAGATGATTGTATATATCTAGTAAAGTTTCTAACCGCTGTATACTAATATCGGTCAATTTTCTAGCGTCATCTCCGTGGTCTTCACTATATTCTTTTCTATATCCTCTATCATGCTTATGATATGCCATATTTTTAGCTGTGACGTAATGATTATAGCCATGTGTAAAGGACCGAACTGCTAAGGAAATTTCTTCACCTAGAAAAAACATATCAGGATCATATGGAACATCATAAATCCATTGCTTAGGTCCAAAGAGATTACAAGCTGTTAAGAAGCTATTTAGTACAGGTTTCTCAGTAACATCCCGAAGATCATACATTTGAAGCAATACACTAATCCAAAAATTAGTAGCGCGTGATGCTGCCATTCTATTAGGATTATTATCCCAATTTAAACAATCGTGAGGAGGTCCCCATTGAGGAACTGCGCACGACATGATGGCTTTAGGATCTTCTGTTTGATGAAATTGATGGATTAAACTTTCATCCCAGTCTTGAATGAAATCCATGTGTGAATCTATCAACCAAAAAAAGTCCTCATCTTTATGAAGATGAAAAGCCAAACTACGTGCCCAACTACATCCCTTACTTTGAAGGGCCGGTATTTTTATAACGCGATGTTCAACGCCATAATAATCTAATTCTTCATGTTCTTCAGGTCCATATTGCCAACAAATACCCAACACTATATTTTCGGGATACTTGGCCTTAGTTACTAAATTTTTTATAGTATATTGTAATAATGGATCACGATAACTTGCAATATTTACAAAAATTTTATTATTCATATGTTTCTCTGTATTTTATTATGCCAACCTTTAGATGTTGAATGCGGCCAGAATATCCATTTTTTTGGCTGAGTTTCGGTATGAAATTCTCTCCAAATTTTAATATAATCTTCTTTCGTTTTTTGATTGAAATAATTTTGTATTTCTTCACTATTAACATCTCTGCGATATACTTCTTTCCCAGTAGCATCCTCGAAAGCAATAACCCAGGTTGTGTAGTCATCGTCAGGAACATCAGAATATGAAATATCAATGCAATGCTTAAAAATTCTCAACCACGAGTTTTCATAATCTTCTTCTGATAAGATGGGATTAGGAGGATATAATGTATCTTTCGTATATTGCTGTATAGCACGTTTTTTAAAATTTATTCCAGCATATTTTTCATAATCCTCTAATGTTCTAACAGGACCAAATCCATACTGTCCAAAATCAATATCCTGTATTTCTCCGTCCATTTCAAACAATTTTCTATTACGGGCATGACATGCGATATTTCTGTCGCCCCATTTTTTATCATCATCCCACTGTTTGCTTCTACCTTTTCTCGTATATTCATGCCAAGCAATCACCTTGTGAGGATGAAATAAATCATACCCCCATGTGTAAGCTCTGGCGGCAATAGAAATTTCTTCGCCATGAAAATAATAATTAGGATCGTGCTGAACTTCTTCAGCAAAACTTCCTAATGTAAAGCAAAAATGTGCGGAATAAAATCTTGACGGAATAGGTTCAGACAATTCTTTCCAATTAGGAATATCAGTAGGTAAAAAGAAAATGGCACCTTCAGGAATGAATCTATCAAAAACCATTCGCCAAGGAACTTCTGCTCTTTTTTCAGGATCATTTTCAGGATCAAACGAAGAAATATACGATGTTAATAAAGGTTTACTATGTCCTTTATCTTGCAATTGTTTAATCATATCAATACATTCAGTATCCCAATTTTTAATAAATCTATGATGAGAATCTAACTGTAATGTATATTCTTCACCCTGATATACTTTTTGTATTAAATTTCTAGCCCAGCATGCGCCTTGGGATTCTTTGTAAGGAATATCAATAATTCTAAATCTAGAATCTCCTCGAAATTCTTTGAGTGTATCCCAAGTGTCCTCTTTGTTATGTTGCCAAGCTATTCCAAATATTAAATTTTCAGGAAACGCAGCTTGTGCCAAGCAATCTTTAATTGTTGGCACAAGCTGTGGATCACGATAACTTGCAATTTGTATAAAAATTTTATTATTCATATAAAGTCAATGATGTGAAATAAGGTCAGTAATGTGAAAATATTATATGTGGTGATATCCTATAAACTCACCAATACCGTGTGGTGCAATCTTATCAGGTTTACTAGCACTACTTGCATTTATATCTGTTGGGCTAGCGTTAGGATCACTATCGGTTGAAATTGTTTGTAAGGAGTAATTTCCATTTGCTACCGGAGTGCCTCCTTTATTTATAACAATACCACCTATAGATAAATTGGTGCTAGGCAATTCCGGACCAAAAGTATTCGTTGGTGTTGGTGTAAATGTAAATGTAGGTGTTGATGTATTTGTGATTGTGGGTGTTGCTGTTGCTGTGTTCGTTGGTGTTGCCGTTGTATTTGTAGGTGTTGCCGTTGTATTTGTAGGTGTTGCTGTTGTATTTGTAGGTGTTGCCGTTGTGTTCGTTGGCGTTGCCGTTGTATTCGTTGGCGTTGCCGTTGTATTCGTTGGCGTTGCCGTTGTATTCGTTGGCGTTGCTGTTGCTGTTGTATTTGTAGGTGTTGCTGTTGTATTTGTAGGTGTTGCTGTGAAAGTAAACGTTGGTGTTGCCGTCGTGTTCGTTGGTGTAAATGTATTGGTAGGTGTTGCTGCTAACGTATATACACAGCAACCATCGACACATGCTTTTGTAAATCCTGGTTGATTCGGACAGTCAGATGCATTCACGCATGCTTCACACGGAGTAGTAGTAGTAACGGTAGGTGTTGCGGTGTGAGTTTGCGTTGGTGTTGCCGTCGTGTTCGTTGGTGTAAATGTAGCGGTGTGAGTTTGCGTTGGTGTTGCCGTCGTGTTCGTTGGTGTAAATGTATTGGTAGGTGTATTACACGGTGTCGCCGAACAATCACCATCACAACAATAACCTGAACAACAATCTTCATTGTCTATACAATTATCACCATTTGATTGACACGCAGGAGTATTGGTAGGTGTTGCTGTTGCTGCTACTGTATTGGTAGGTGTAAATGTATTGGTAGGTGTTGCTGCTAACGTATATACACAGCAACCATCGACACATGCTTTTGTAAATCCTGGTTGATTCGGACAGTCAGATGCATCAACAGTCACACATGCTTCACACGGAGCAGTAGTAGTATTGGTAGGTGTTGCGGTGTGAGTTTGCGTTGGTGTTGCTGTTGTATTGGTAGGTGTTGCTTCTACTGTATTGGTAGGTGTTGCTTCTACTGTATTGGTAGGTGTTGCTGCTACTGTATTGGTAGGTGTTGCTGTGTTGGTAAACGTTGGTGTAGGTGGCGGTGTACACTCCACATAAAAAGCGTTACATGTTTCGAGACCTGGATAAAAAGTGCATTCCCCATCACATGATCCAAAACCATTATCTGGGCAGCAATATATTGCCATAATTTTATTCCTCTATTATTTGTTGCAAGTGCACTTACTTACTTTTGCATCCAATTCTTTAATGGCTTCAATCAACAATCCAATCATCTTGTCATACTTCACCGCCATGTGACCACTGTCACGAGTTGTCACAACTTCAGGCAACACCCGTGCCACTTCTTGTGCAATGACACCTGTATCTGCACCATGTAATCCTAGTGTATTGGCTTCTTCATTCCAAGTGTATGTTACACCACGAAGGGAGTTCACCTTGGCAAGAGCATCAGTAATAACGGCGACATCTGTCTTTAGTGTTGCGTCTGACGATGCAAAGGCAAAGATATCACCCGATGCCCTGATTTGTCCTGTGGTTGCGCCTGTCGCTGATCCCACGTTAATGTTGCCAAACGTCACACCACTTGATGTGCCAACTGCTTGTCCAATTGAAATGGTATGTGAAATCCCTTCACCCGTTGTAGCTCCTGTGGTTGATACACCTGTGCCTGCTAGCACCGCACCAACATAATCACCTGTAGTGTCAGTGCCTAGTGCAACTGAGTTGGCGGCAATGGTTGTGGCAAAGCTAAGATTACTAGTGCCATCAAATGATGATGAAACGCCCGTGACATCACCTGTCAAGGTGATTGTTCGACCCGTTGTCCAACTTGCTGCTGTTCCTGTAATGTTACTGTCGGTGAAGGCAACAGTTTTGCGTGTTGAACTTGGGGTGAAGAACAAGTTTGTACCGTTAAATTCTACGGCACCTGCTTGGGGAGATGTTAAGTTTGTTCCTGATACCAGTTTCACGGGAGCAATAGAGGTTGTTCCAGTAACAAGAACCAATGTTCCTGTCATTGTGCCCCCTGATTTTTCCAATTTAGCCGTGTCTAAACTAGTAAAGTTGGCATCAACTTCAGCATTAGTAAGTGGTGCCCCTTTGTTAGTTCCTGCGGAAGGTGTTGTTTGGCGAAGCGTTAAAGTAGCCATAAGTTATCCTCGTGTGATTATTGATTGTAGTAATTGTTTTATTTCTAATAAGTCATTTTTGACTTCATTAATTTCTTCTTGAAGCTCGGATATCTTTTGTACTTGACGCTTTTCATGCCGTCGGGCAAGTATAATAGTTGTATCAGTATTTATAAGAGCTTTGGACCCAGTATCACGAACATATTCCAGTGACTTCATTAAATCACCGCCACTGCTCTAAGATTTTTTATAAGAGGTATTTTACTTTTATCCGTTGTTTTCATAATAATCTTCACAGCAAATTTACTATAGGTATATGGAGAAGGAGCAGAATAACTGTATTCTTGATAGTTGTTGCCATTATAGACAATGGGCGCCTGTTCATCAAGCGTTATCCAATCAATATCAGAAAATGGTCTATCATCTTCAATATTTTGCATTTTTGCCTGAACAACGACTGATGCTTCCGCTGGAAGCAGCATGTCAAAAAATACACGTAAGTCGTCGGCGCCGTCACCATCCAGAGTTACCGCCCGAGTGATATACACCGCAGGAGTTGTTCCTGTATTGTCTATCTCATTTGCCAAAGTTAATATAGATAATTTTCGTGTATCCAATATTGGTGTTAACAATGTATTAGTAGTTGACAATTCTGCTTTCACTTTTAACGTTGGAATATTTCCTGTTGTATTTGAATGTGAATACACGGTGAACTCTTGTGGCAATTCAATAGTATCGCCGTTGTTCATATTGATATATGCGCCTGATCCAGGATAATATGTACTTGCGGTATCCAACAAAGTATATGATAAGGTTACTTGTGTTGCAGGATTTAGTGTCAATATGCCTAAGTTAGGCGCTAACGCGGTTGCTTTTTTGTTGTTGATACTATCAATAGTAAATGTAGAATCGCCTCGTGTAAATTCATCATTTACTGATAAATTACCTGAAGTGATGTAAATTTCAACGTCATCTTCTTGTACATATGCAATATATCCGGTTGCTGTTGTATTATTTTTGTAGCAACGTAATCCACTGCCTGTTAGATTTTCAGGTGATTCAACTAAAACAAGTTGGGTATCAGACACAATATCTTTTACGATACCTAACACGGCACGGGCCCGGTACACAAGCGATGTTCCTGATCCAGAAGATTCTAACGTTAATGCCGTATCAGTTTGAATTGATGCAACTTTACCAATTACCGTTGTGTTATCGCTACCATACAGAATGTCCCCAGCACGTAACTCACTTGTAAACTCAGTGCTTGATCCTACCACACTTGTTCCTGTGATGGTGATAGTGCCTGAAAAATTAGTAGTTAATGATGGAGCAAATACTCGTAAACTATCACCAATCGACAAATCAGTAAAATCCGTATTTGTTCCGGTGATCACCGCCTCATTAATACTAACTGTGCCTTCCAATGTTGTTTGTGTATCATCAAATACTTGAACCACATCCCCAGGAATTAAGGTATATGTTTCTGTTTGGGATACACTCACATAGTCAATGGGCTTCGATTCAAGAATGGCTGTGCGTGTTGTTTCAAAGGTTCTGGCATACATTTTAAACTTCAAATCTTCAGCTTCTAATGCAGTCCATATTGTATTATTGTTAGGAATAAACAACACACCTACATAAGGTTGCTGGGTGATTCTCTCGCTAGTGCCAATTAAATTTTGTCCTAATTCTGACACCCAAACCTGATATTCTGTTGTGTTATTTTCAGGAAGAAGAACAAGGGCATATTCCGTATTATTCTTTAAGTATACCGGAGATTCAAAGATGAATGTAGTTGCTGTTGAGGCATCAGTTGACACCTGAATATCAGCAGGTGCCAACATTTTAGTACTGAATGGTACAATTTTGTTGCCTGGAAATCCATTAACAACTTCACGAATTTGAATTGTAAATTTCTTAGTTGATGATTTTGTTCTGAAGAACATATCAATCTTATTCAAGAATATCCCATCGGGATGCCCTTCAATAATGAAGGTTTGCGCCATTGGGTCACCAAATGATGACGGATTAAACGTTGATGGATTAGACAATAACAAACGACTCACAATATTATTTTGTGTGGTATTCAATGCATCTTGACGAATTGATGGGAATCGAGTTGAAGAAATTGAGCCGTCATCAATGTTTGGGATACCTGATGCTTGTAACTGTGCCGCCGCCGAAGTGGTTTCGTCCGCATCAGTTAATTTAAATACCTTGTTGCCCACGCGGAATTTATTAGCGGGAATTACAAATTGTCCTGCCAATGTTCCAGTTGTATCTACTATTAAGGGCGCACCATATGCAGATGCATTTGGTTCATATTGTGATGAAAGAATTCCTTCAGATGCTTCACGAATTGTATTTACAGTAACGCCCGTTGGAAGAGAGAAATATCTACAATTGTCAGATACATCTTCCCCGTCAAAGAAGGCATTCATCACAGTGCCCGCCTTCAATCCTGTTGCGGTAAAGCTAATGACTTGGTGTAAAATATAAGGAACTACTGATACATCAAGAACACGAATTCCGATACTTCGAAGATTGCTTTCAGGAAGTTTTCCTGAGGTTATGATATTTTTAGTCACATCTGAAATTAGTGGAGCAGCTTCACTGCCACGGACCCCTGAAAGCCCAGCAACAGTTGTTACCGTTAACATAGGCAAATTAACTGCCTCGACTCCTTGCCAAATAGTTTTCCAACTATTCCAATGAATGTTAAATGCTTGTGCGTTAAATTCCCACCCGTCATTTAATCCATTATAGTTTACTTGCACATCGGGGCGAATACTGCCGTCGATCCATGTAATTTGTGGAGGATCTAGCCGCAAATCTCCTGACATATAATTACCTAACAACAAGTTACCACAAACGCGACTCTTAGAGGCGAATTTATTATCTAAAATTGTTGAATATGTGCCTGTATAATTTGTGGTGATGAGTTCACTATCATCTGAGGGTAGATGTAACTCAATGTTATTCAACGCAAACGGTGCGCGTAATGTTTTATTTCGTGTATCAATGGCAGCATAATATTCTGAATCAAATACGTTTCCAATATCATGCCCATCAAAAGCATCAACTAAAATACCTTTCTTTACCATAGCAGAACCTGCAGTATCGGTAATCAACATATTGGCAGCACGATTTTCAGCAATTGACAACGCCGTGTAATATTCAAGACGATTTACCCGCTGTTCAATTTCACCTATGTCTCTCATTGTATACCGACGATTATCTACTAAACGAACAACCGAGGCATAATCTTCTCGGTCAAATACACGAGATGCAAATGTTGACAGTGAAGGATATGGTGCCAATTCAATAACTGCCAACGTCATTGCATTGATAGCATCCGCGGGGGTTTGAGGATTCAATGAAGAAACCCCTGTTATCACCTTAAATTCACCATCTCGGGTTAATACAACTTTATCTTTGCGTGGTAAATTAACAGTAAATGTTGCACTTAATATACTCTCTGGATCAGGGACAGTGATGCCGTTAGTTGTATTCAATGTGCTTACAATCACGTTTTCTGACGCACCCATGTTACCGTTTTTTGCATCAACATATGATTTATTTGAATATCCGGCACGAGCTTGAATTTCAGGCCGGAAATCAATTACATCCCGAATATCATAGGTAACACCTGTCGATTCCGTTGTGTATAAAGGCAACTCATATGTGTAAATTTGCTTATTGTAATCTAGCACTGATGGATCAAAATCTATTAATGCACTTTGATACGAATTTCTATTTAAATATCCTAAACTAGATGAGCGCGTGAAATTTCTATAATTGATAACTATCTTTTTAGTTGTTAAATTTTCTGCTCCAGTATATTCTAAATAGGATGTGTTATACACATTATCATTGGCATTAGTATGTAATGTAAATTGTGAGGTAACATCCTCCCATTCAGATAATCCTCCTGCTGCGGCTGGATATGCAACGGTGTACGCATTCATATGAATAGACAAGATATCCAATACATATGGAACTCCCAAATAGATAGTGCCAGCTGTAATATTAGATGAACTAGTGCTCGTTAGGGTTGATCCATTTATTGCCAAATATGTTGTATCTAATGATAAGTCAATTGGTGCCCCATTAACCTGGCGAACCTTGGCATATACTTTACGATTGGCACCTGCATCAGCGGTGGCAATATTTAACGTGCCTGATGTTGTGTTGGTTATAGTATAGCCATTTATTTGTGCGAGATTATAGGAACCTCCAGAAGGCTCTACAACAATAAATGTTTGTTTAAATGTTGATGATGTGCCTACAAGTGTTTGACCGGTTCCACTCACGGCAATGCTTGCATTGCCTGAACCATCAAAGGTGTATGCGCCTAAATACTTCCAAAATGTATAATCTGTGTCATTGTCATATTCCACTACTGCGCGCGATCCTGTTGGAAAAATAAGTGAATTATATGCACTTTCATGCAATTTAAATCCAGTTTGTACAACACTTCCTAAGTCATCGCCTGGAGTAATGGCAACTGCTGCTGTTGAATTGGTTGCCGTGATGTTTCGAATAGTAGTTAAATCATCAACGGTTTTTCCTGCTGCTAACACAGTACCATACAAATATAATTTGTAAAATTTAGAAGAACTTGTTCCTGTTGTAGTAGTCCCATAAAAATTCAATAAACGAAACTTTGCAGTTGCAATCAACACACTACCACTATCTAATAATTGTATAGATGCGTTATTTTCCGTTACCTCCCAATCACCGGTAACAGACTTCACGTAAACATAATTACCAAATAAGGTTGGAATTTGCTGCTCATCAACCGACAATGTATCTGTTGCTTTATCAACAGTTAAATAATCAGTTGCTTGTAATTCTGTATCGAATCCTTCCACATATGCCTTACCTGATTCAACACCATATAATAATTTCGATGCATCACCTGTAGTTTCTTCGGTGTATTTGCCGTTATTATTTTCTGTTTTTAAGTGCTCACGAATATTAACATTTAATCCAGTAACAACATAATTTCCTGATTCATCATATGTGCGCTGCGCTAATATTCTTTGTAATTCTGAATATTGAGGTTTATTAAAGGCACGTTTTACTTTACCTTCTTCTACTAAAAATAGAAGATGAAATCCTGTATCAGGAACTGTAGTAGTTTCATATGATTCTAGTTGTGTAACAAGTTTATATCTATCGCCGCCTGGCGCAGCATAATTATATGATCCGGTGGCAGGATCAAGTAAACTTACATCATCATTTGACGTAATTTTACTTTCAATAACTCGAAATCCAATATTTTTTGTGGGCGTATCAGTATAAAAACTCAATACTTTAGTTTGTGATTCATGACGAATGAATGCTCCTTCGGCATATACCATACCATCATCAATTGTATATAATGAACCTACTCCTGTAGGAGCAGAACTCGCAACTGAAAATCTAAAGGATTGTGTTACATTATTAGAATCAATAACGGTCAATGCCTCATCTATACGAAATTCTGTGATGAGTTCTTGTGCAGTCTCATCATAATATGATGATTGATAATTTAAATATAATACTCGTTGTCCTGCAGTATCTTCCTCAACCCGTACAATTTTTGCAGACACTCCTAGTTCATTACTAATCACTGCATTCACTAAAGTATTTTTATACAAATCATATGACGCCGCTCCTATCGTAATACCTGCTGCATCTGTACTTTTAATTTTGGCAAAAGGTACATTAAATTGGAAAGTCTCAGCGCAGCCGACAACAACAGACCCATCTTTAAATACATGGTCACCGAACCGTTGTATTTGATTTTGAAGAATGGTTTGTAGTTGTGTTAATTCGCGCGCTTGAACCGCATATCCCGGCTTGAAAAGAATTCGATGAAAATTCTTATCAGCGTCAAAATCATCATAATAGGGAGAAGTTCCTAAATTGATAGTCATGTGCACCTAGAAGTGTAAAAAGAGTTTAATAGTTTCAATTTGTTCTGCTGTACGTGATATAGGAGAGAAGGCATTCACGTAAATGAGTGTTCCTGTATTGTTATCGAATTCAGGTTCTTCGACCACTGTGCAGGATAAGTTTTCAAAATCTGTTGTATTATTTGTGAATGTTGTATCAATATCAATAACTTTATTTCCTTCAACATATAACAAATATACTTTATATTTTTCAGACGATTCATCAAATAATTTTGTTAATACTTTATATATGCCACCAGTAGATGCTTCAATTTCGTCATCCGACGAATATTCATTATATTCAATTTCAGGAACTGTTATAACAAACGAGGAGGTTCCTGTATCTTTTTGAAAATATCCAATATCAACATCCTGTGTTGTATTATATAATTTTATATTTTTCACAATGCCCAGTTGACGATAATCATTGCCTTGAAATAAATCAACATTTTCTGTTGAAATTGTGGTACTAATACACAAACTATGTGCATGTAATTCTTGAGCAATATTAAATCCGTGACCTCGTTGCGGGCCTATATTTGCACGTAATGATGCAACTTCAGTAGGCAACCCGCTTACAACAATTCTTGCATAGTTGTAGTTTTGTCCGCTATTAATAATTTGTACAGTTTTAATAACACCATTCACAATATCTGTGTCCGGGTCAATATATATTTGAGCTCCAGTGCCATCGCCAAAAACCTCTACGGTTGCAGTATCATATCCTTCGCCGCCGTCAAGAATATCTACTTTGTAAATAGCGCCATGAATAGTTTCTAGTACAACGTTTTGATTAATACTACTGGCTGTTTCAGCTCCCAATACAACAATCCCTTGAAATCCATTTCCTGAAAAACTACTGTAAGAGGTGGCGTTAGCTTCTACATTTGGGAATGTTACCAATTCAAGTTCAGTTGCTGTAAGAATATCTGAAACAGTACCTATAATGTTATTTGCCCCATCCGTAATTGTCCAGCCTACCTCTAGTTCATCAAGGAAATCCGTGCCACTTCCTAATACTAAACGAGTTGTAAAATCTGTAGTAATCACTCCAGAAAAATTTTCTGATCCCGCCACCGATGAAGAATAATCAGCAGGAGTGGATTTAGCATCATACATGTCTGCGCGCGCATGTGTATATCCGCGCGATGAATTAGTTACTTCAACTGAAGTTACACTTCCAGATCCATCAATAGTAACATTTGTTGTTGTGCCAATTGGTGTAAGAGAATGGGTGGCGCCTGCACCTGAACTAA